GAAAGTTACTGATCCAGTTGTGTACTGTTATAAGTCCTCCGAACGTCTTATAAAGATGTTCTATGAACTGACCCCTAGGTTGCGACGTCCTGTCGATAAACCGTGGGAGTTCAGAAGCACGGAGGAATCTGTCTTTTTTACTGTTGCTAAGAAAAGCACAAGTCGTCGCGTTTGCTGTAAGGAAGCAAAAGGTAGCATGCAGGGCCAATTGGCATTACATGCTTATCTTTGTCGAGGTTTACGCCGTTATGGTGTAAAAATCGGAGCCCATTCTAAACCTGAAAAGGTTTTTAAAAAGCTCGCTTACGACAGCGAGAGTCGGCACTGGGATGTGTTCGACCCTGGCGAAGACGAGTGTCTTCAGGAACGTATTAATAAGCTATACGCTCGGATAGGTTCTAGGTCGGGAGAAATCTCGACCCTGGACCTTAAGAACGGTAGCGATAATACGCGCCTTGAAGTAATCTATCAGCTCTGGCCTCGGGAGATGTACCATCTAATGGACATGCTCCGCGCCCCAAATGTTAAATTTGATGATGGCAGTGTTCAGAAATTGAACATGCTATCAACCATGGGCTGTGGCTTCACGTTTATCGTGATGACAATTACGCTCATGGCACTATGTTACGGAGTAATCCGTAAACACGGCGGCAAATTTATGGGAATCGAAAGTAATAACCTTGGCGTATTTGGTGATGACATTTATTGTCCCACTCAACACGCTGAGGAAATTAAATCCTACCTTCGATTGGCTGGCTACGAAATTAATGACGATAAGTCATTTACTTCTGGCCATTTTCGGGAGTCTTGCGGTGGCGACTACTACAAGGGTTACGATGTAACCCCTGTATATTGTCGATCGCTTGACAGACGAGAACGTTTTAATGCGTTCTTGAATAACTTGACTTTGTGGTGTGAAAAACATAATGTTTATCTTTACCACACGTTTCGTTTCCTGAATGAGCTGTTTTACAAGACCTTCGAATCACGTATCAATTTCGTTCCAATCTGGGAGTCTGAGTCGAGCGGAGTCAGGTCACCATATATTCGACATGAATATATGGCCTGGCTGCCTCGACCTTCTCCTAGGCGGATCGATTTCGATCGTGATTGCACCAACCTCATAATGTTATGCATACTGCATGGCGGATTGAGTCAAGTGGTGCGACGAAGGAAAGGTAAGCGACAAACAGTCTATGAGTACGTCCCGCGAAATCGCGTTGCGTGGTCATTAGAGTGTGTCACCATGCCTCCGGGCTACGTGACTGGCATGTCTTTGGGTTCATACCCAGGACAATTTAACCCACAAATCCATCACTTTCATGAGATTCTCATGAGGTAGTGGATGGTTTGTGCAGGGGCCTTCTAAGCCAC